CACCAACACTGATAAGTATTTCGCCTTTAACAGGATTTTGAATTGCCACTACTTATGCTCCTTGTTTTTATTGAATTCTTTATTCAACTCTTCCACTACAACAGTTTCAAAGGCTTTAAGTAATCTTATAAATTTGACATCTACAGATATATTCATTGCTTTAGCTACCTCCAAAACCACAGCATAGTTTAATCCAAAAACACCCCCCATACTGCCAGTAAGCAGTTGGGTTTCGCACAAAACAAAACAGCTGACAATATCTAAAAGGTCTTCACTAATTTCTGGTTGTCTATTTGGACAACCAGAACAGTCAAGTTCCTTTTTAGTTTTTTCAGCTATAATAGAACATTGTTTACAGTAAAAACTGCCAGATTTAGAATATCTCCATCTGGCAAAATTTATCAGTTTTTTTCAAGTTCCTCAAACTCTTTTTCGGAGATAGCCGCTATTTCTCTTGATTTTTCAAAAATAAAATCGGAGATAGACATAGTATCTTCTGGAGCTGGAGGCAGCTCAAATATTTTCCTCTTGTTTTCAGGAGTAACTGGCAGTGGCACATTTGGAGCAGATGCAAATCCTTTAAAATCTTCTAAAAGATAATCCACTAATTCTTGAGCAATAGCTTCCTCATCAAAATAATCAACTTTAACCATCTGTCTTGTCTGCGGGTCTCTCTCCATTTTAGTCATTTTATATTTCTTTCTTATTTTAGTTAAAACTTCCGCAGACAAAGGTCTGATTTTTAATTCTACTGTTTCTCCCCTTGTTGTAAATTTAAACCAAATGCCTTCCTCTGGTTGATTAATAATAATCATAAAACCTCCTTGTTGTTTAGTTAAGATTTATTTTTCTTCTTTTTTGATTTCTTTTTCTTACCCATAATTAACCTCCAGTATTTTGTTTTAAAAGTAGGGGGAAATCCCCCTACTTTTATAGTGTAGCTTGTGTATTTTTAATTGTAACTACAATAGCAGATTGTTGAGTAGATGCTCTGTAAAAAGCCTGAAATGGAAGTTCTACTACTATACCGCCACTTCCAGCTATTGTAGGAGCCTGTGGTTGATAGATAAGCTCAGGAATAAAAATTTCTAAATATTCATTACCAGCTGTTCCACTACCATTACCTCTTTGATAAACTATCTTCAAACTACTTTCAGTTGAATTCAAGGCTTTGGCGTATAAACCGCCACTTTCAAACAAAACCCTCAATGTTCCAGAAACACCAACAATACCCTCTGGTAGATATCTTCTTTCACCCTGACCGCCAATAACATAACTATTACCATCAAGGTTGTTTGTAATAGTTAATCCATCAACAGCTGTTGCATAACCTAAAGTGGTTCCACCTTCTTCAACTGTTGCAATCATAAAACCATCAAAAGGTTGAAATCCTAAATCTGTTGGGGTTGTATCAAAAGAGGTAGTATTAACAGACTCTTTAGCACCCATAACATTAACAGTTACCTCCTGAAAACCTTCTGGAACAACATTAATTCTCAAACTGTTTATTTTACATCCGTTGTATAAATGATATCTTCCTAAATCAGTAAACCCTTTTTCAATAGTAAAAGAAGGTAAAGTATCTCCAATTTTTATAGTGTGAGTATACGGCGGATTTGAACCAGTAGTCGTAACATCACCCAAAGCACCTTTGAAAAGTATTCCCATATAAGCGTTAAGGTCTGTTACAATATCGCCCTCAACAGACATGTTTCCAAGAACTGGTTTTACTGGATTCCTATTACCACGAATAATTTCAGAAGTAACCAAGTTTCTTGAATACCTTAAAGTTTCAGATTTGAAATAAACAATCTGCCCATCAGCTGGCGATGGTGTTTGTTTGAAAGTAGTTTCTTGTTGTATCATTATTCTACTTCTTGAACCTTGTGCTTGTGGCATTTTATATACCTCCTAATGTTTAATTTAAGGTCTCCCTAATGGGTGTCTAAATATTACTTTATACTTTAATAATATACCTTTTACAGCTCTCGTAGGGTCAACAACAAATGTTTCGGAACCATACCTTGCCGAATATTCAGCAAGCCCATTCAGTTTATAATTATCATACATTTTTTTATGTATTTCTTCAACAATAGGTTCTAAATCTTGATTTTTAGCCCACACTTCTATGAAAATATCCCAATCCCAATTTTCAAATCCAATAACAGCATTATCTCCAGCATCTATTCTTCTATCATTACCAGAATAAACGAAAGCACATGGTAGAGGTTGTTTAGTTAAATTTATAGCATCAAGTCTTTCTATTTCAACACTTTTCAACAAAGAAACATTAGATAAAGTTGTTTTTATTTCTTCAAGTATTTGGCTTCTCTTGCTCATCTTTTAACTTCCTTTCTTTTGACTCTTAACTCTTTAACGGTAGATAAAACTATTTCAACAAAAGTTGGCATAAAACTATCAACTAATTCTTGAGGTGTTACTTTCGGTCTCAAAACCACTGGTGTTTCTCTATATATAAAATAAGGTGTAAACTTACCAAGACTATCTCTTAAACCAGCAAAAGGATAGACAAGAACAGAACTTTCACCTAATTGGTAAGGAGATTTATTATATTGCCTTGTGTAATAATTAGTTCCAAAAGGAATAGTTAAATGTTTAACATTTTTAGGATATATCCAAGTATTACGGTCACCTATGTGAATGAGTGCGTAAGGTGCTTTACTACTGCCAATAGAAATACCGCCAAGAATACTTCTACCTTTTTCTATAACTTGTGGATGTATTGAAGAACGAAGCTTTCCAGTTCTAACTTGTATAAGGTTACCTGAAGCATAATTAAGTCTAACAAACCTTGCAAATTCCTCTGAAGCCTTCTTGACACCTTTTTTATACTCGTCACGAAGTTGCCCTAAATACCTAATTTTATCGTGAAGTATTTTTCTAACATTTTCTACTACAATTATTCTGAAGCTCATGTTGGTTTTAATCTATATTGTTTCAAAATTTGTTTTACATGAGGAAGCATACTATCAGGTCTGAAAGTAACAGAACCGTTAGGTAGAGTCATAGATTGAAGACCAGAAGTATCTCTGGTTCTAAAATCATGAGCTATTTGTAATAAACAGGCGTATTTTATATCGTCAGGGACATTTACAATACCATCATTATTTAAACTATAACCACCATAGTATTCTATTTTTATTTTTGAATTATAAACTGGCATTAACAAATCTACTACACCCATCTCTTCCCAAACAACATAATCCAAATCTTCTTGTTTTAAAACACCATCTATAAAAACATTTATAGGATAATTACTTCCTCTAACAATGGGTAGAGCAGACAAAAAACACCTTCTTCTGCCATTGTAAGAATCAAAAATTTCTGTATATTTTGAAATGGCAAATTTTCGATTAGTAAAACCCTCTATCCTTTTAGAACAAAACTCTATGAGCATCTCTAAAAGTTCATCGTGTTCTTCATCAGTCTTTTCCAAGAAAAGTTTAACATCATCCAAAGACACGAGTTTCAATTCTTAACTCCCTTCTTCTTTGTATCTTTGTCTTTAATCATTCTATTTTGTGCTATATCTTCACTAACAGTTTTTTCTTCCTGCTTTGTTTTAACTTTCTCATATTTCCATTTCTGGTCTAAAACTTCCTTTTCATCAACTTCTAAAACAGAATCTTCAGGATATTCTTTACTACCTACAAATAAAACATATCCTTTTCTAACTTTTATTCTTATGGTTGACATTTTTAACCCCCACATAAGATTTATAAAGGGGCGGTTTTACCGCCCCTATTCACCCAATTACAGGGTTGTAGCATCACTGCAAAGGCAAAAGGACTCTGGATGTCTTAAACCAACATCAACATCTTGTATTGCTCTAACCCATGTTTGATTTTTCTGGAACGCATCAGAAGTTTCATTAGATGCGGTAATTTCAAGACCACCCCACATGGCAATAATAAGCTCCTGCCAGTTGCCAAAATAAACCTCTGATAAATTTGAACCAGTGCCTTTAGTAAGATTTGTAGGTATCTGTGTAGTTGTTTTAAAATCATACCCCAAAAGGTCTCTCAAGTTTTGGTCAGTCATTGGTAATACAACTGGCATTCCGCCTGTATCTCCAGAGAATTGAGGAACTTTATATTTTTTGAGCTTTTTTGTAATCAAAGGATGCATTACGAAACCAAGTTTGCCTTTTAAGGCATTATCAATTTCAAGCTCTGTAACCATGTCTTGTGCAATATCAAAAGTAAAAGGACCGCCATTTGCTCCAATAGAAACAGTGTTTATTCCTGATGTATTAGCAATACCTCTTGGCTGACCTGCTGTTCCACTTCCACGTAAACAAGCGAGGTCGATAGCCAAAGCTAATGTTTGTGCAATGTCTCGTCTTACAATAGTTTCAATTGATGGGTTAGAAAGAGTTAGTAATCTATTTGAGAATTTGACTAAAGCAGCCACTGATTTTGGTGTAAAAGATAACTGACCGAAAGTTAATGAAGAAGCAGTTATATCTGCATTTTCACCTACCCAGTAAGCTGTTGCTCCGCCTGCCTGTTTTGGAATTTCAACTGGAGAACCAGTAAGATTATCAAGAACAGTGGCACCTAAAGCTATAACAACAGATTCTTCTCTTAACATTTCAATTAATTCAGCTATATACTGTGTTGGAACTATATAACCTCCAGCAGAACCAGTTCCAGTCCCCATAGACTTCTTTCTTGTGTTGTCAAAAACTTCTTTTTCAAAACCAGCTTCTGACCAATCATTAGTTCTAATAGCGTTAATTGCTCTTACAAAGGAGAATTTCTCCTTCTCAAGCTCAACACCTGGCAAACTAACAGCTCTTGGTGAATTTGCTCTCTCAATAAACTCAATCCTCTTTTTAAGAGAATTAAGTTCATTTTCAACCTTCTCAACAAAACCCTCAATCATATCAGATTGTTCTTTTAACATTGAAATGATTTGTTCTGACATATTTAACCTCCATATATTGTAGTTATACTATGTAGCTAAAGCTACATTGGATTTTTTTAAAATACTTTTTATCTTCTTTATCTCTGAAACAATATCTTCATTAAAACCAGTTCCATTCAACTTGAAATCTTTATTAAGGGCATTTTCAACCAGTTCCATTTTCTCTAATAAAATATCCAATTTATTACTTATTTCAAACATAAGTAGGACTAAATCTGTATCTTTAGTTGAATCATCGGTATCTTTTGATAACATATCAGCGATAGACTTTGCAACAGGGTCATCATAATCCTTAACTAAAGCAGAAGGATTGGCTGGAATTAAAACTTGGGATATTTCAAGTAACTCAACTTCTGTGTAAACACGATTCGGTATGCCTTTAGTTTTGTTTGTATAACCAAGAAGCTCCCTAATCTCTTCCTCATTCTCTGTATATTTTTTAGGAATAAATCCAACACTAAAAGCCGCCAATCCTTTTTTGGCAAGATTGAACCCCCAATCAGCTTGCTCATTTCCTTCATTAATAAAATATTTAAACTTACAATGTAACTGTTTTCCATCTAACCAAACTCTGTCTGCATAACCTATTTGAGATTTAAGATCGTAATAATTATGAGAAGATAATAAAATCGGATGTTTCTTATAGTTGCCAAGCCCTTTAGTCCAAGCAGATGATAAAATTACTTCATTATAACGGTCAATAGTTTCATCGGAAACAACTGCTTCTAATGTGGCACTTTCTTCATCAACAGTAGTAACTTTACCTTTATAAACTTTTCTTACAGGTTCAGTTTGTTTGTCTAAATATTTTTCATCAATCATTTTAAGTAGCATATCAGCAACCTCCATAATGTTCTTGTAATTATACTGTGATGCCCTTTGTTTTGCAGCTATAACACCTCTACGATATACTTTGCCTTTTTTTCCATAAGGGAACATATATCTTGCTTTGGTTTCTTCATTTGCTTCAGTGTCTATTGCTAAAAACCATTTTTCATACTCATTCCAATTACCATCTCCAAGAATCTCATTTTCATCTTCAGTAGTAAAACTCCAGCTACTATCTAAATCTACTTTACCATCTTTAATTAAACTTTCGGCGTGTTCAACGCCTTTCTTATTTACATAAACCATATCAAATCACCTCCATATTTTTTAAATATCAAAATATATTTTCTTGTTTTGTCAATAATTCAACTTCAACAACTACCAGATGTAAACAATTAATCTCAAGTTCTTTATAAAAAGAATTCACTTGATTGACAATCTCATCTTTATCAAATCCTTTAGAGAGCAAACTATTTAATGCATTTTCTACTAAATCTATAAGATAGTTAGTCAAAACGGCAGCTCTTTTGGAAATTAATTTAACATTAATTTTTGGAAAGTTAGTATATAACTGCTCATATATTTGATTATATACTCTATTTCGCTCTTGTTCAAAATCAATCAAACTGCCAAAAGTAATCTGTTTATAATTGGTAATAAGGGATATTTTGTCCAAAACCAATCTTTTCTGTTCAAAAATAATTTTCCTTAAATTACCATCTATTTTTTTGACTTTGTCATACTTTTTACTGTCAAATTTAAGATGCCCTCTTAAATTTTCACTTTTTTGATTAGAATACTCTTTATACATGTCAACAGGTATTTTGTTATTAACAACCCACCATACATCGCCCCATTCTACATCATCCATACCTAAGTCAAGTCTTTTATTTATCATATTAATTGGAAACCCTATCTGATAGAGTCTTTCTGCTGCGTCAACTTTTCTGTAAAAATCTTCCCTTAATGCCTCAATAGCATTATAGTTGAACTGGAATCTATATCTACCATCCTTTACAAAAACTAAAAATAGATTGTTTATAACATCTGATATATACTCTGTTTTAGGAACAATAGTTTCTATCCAAAAAGCCCTGTGTGCAGCCCTGATACCTTCATAGGAATTTCCACACCACATACTTCTACCTTTATATAATATATATATATTATGATGAGGTGGAACTTCTAAACAATACACTTTACCTTTATATTCACTTTTAGTAAGATTTCCTACAACAGCTTTAGGTTTTTGTTTATAAAACACCAACTCATAAACAAACCTTGATTTCCCGAATCTATGTATTGAAGGATAATATGAACATCTAACTAATATCTCAAACAAATCCTTAACAAAAGTGTAGTTTTTAGAAACCATTTTGTATTTTTTATATTTAGAAATATTAATAACGGCACCAGTGTCAACGAAAGAGTTAACAAACTCTTTAAGGTATTCTGGATTTAAATGTCTTACAACATCACTAATCTTACCATTAGTTTTGTCTATAAGGGTTGATAAACCATAGGATAAAATTTTATCCTCAAGGACAAAGAAATATTCACTACTTTGTTTGATAGATGAATCATTAAGCGGGGCGACATCGTATCTAAATTTATTTCTCTCCTCTGGAGATTTAAATCTAAAAACAACAGAACCA